ATCAGGGGTATGAGTTACGCGATGGGGTCTGGCAAAAACGTGTCAGCGGTGAGTCTTGCGCGTCAAATTGTTACCTTTACAAAGAAGTTTTCACCGATACATATCATGGGAGTATGCAAGGGGCGGCTGATGCAACGCTGGCAGAATTTAAACGGCGCACCGATGGCACATTTGATGATGTTAAATTCGAATCAACTCTTAATGCTATTACGGGTCTGAATGTATCTATTAAAACGACTCGTACATATGCATCTTCTGGCCAATATGCTGGTGAATCTTATTGGTCGGCAGATATTTATCGGGCATCCGTTGCACCTTACGATAGTTCTTTTTTTGAACCAGCCACTAAAGAGCAAATGCAAACCTCCATGGAAAACGCACCATTGCCCCTTGGTGTGCCTGAGGGGTGGCCTATGGCGTTGCCGCCTCTGCCGGTTGTCAATCCCGTTATTAATCCATCACCCGCGCCTGCTCTGAATCCTCAGCCGTTGCGCGTTCCTGTTGGTGACCCTGTTCCAGTTCCGAAACCGTCAACATGGCCAGAATCTGAACCATATCCGCAAACCTGGAAAACTCCCGTCATTGATATCGTTCCATCGCCGACTTTAAATGATCCATGGCGCGTTGATATTCAGCCAAAAGATATTATCAAAACTGACCCGACACCATTACCGGAAAGCGAGCCAGTACCGTTACCAAATCCTGATACGCAAGAAGTCCCAAAGGATGAAGAAGTGCAGGATTTATGCGAAAAGAATCCAGATATCTTGGCCTGTCAGAAACTCGATGAAGTTGAAGATTCTGATCTACCCGAAATTGACCGTGATGTAACGATAAATCCCCAATCCGGCTGGGGTGGTGCTGGCTCCTGTCCACAAACTAAAACCATCACCGTCCAGGGCCATACCATACCGATACCCTTGGACCTCATCTGTCAGTACATGCAGGGCTTGCGGCCAATCATTATTGCCATGGCATGGCTATCTGCTGGGTTTATCCTGCTTGGCGCGAGAGGGGGCGACTGATGGGCTCCGGACTTGGCACTTTCCTGGCCTCCATCGTCGGCCCGTTGGCAAAAAAAATCATGATCGCGCTCGGCTTCGGCGTCGCTAGCTATGCAGCCGTCGCCACCGCCCTTGCGTCTGCCCTGGGCGCTGCAAAAGCGGCTTATGGCGGCATGAGTGCGGACGTCCTGGCGCTGGTCGATCTCGCCGGTGTTGGCGTTGCTGCCTCCATCTTGGCCGGGGCGCTGACCGCCCGTGTGTCCCTGCAAGTTCTCAAAAAGTTTGAACTGAAATGATCACGCTTTTCACGGGTATGCCCGGTGCTGGGAAAACTGCGGCTATGGTTGATTTGCTCGCCAGTCTGACAGGGGATCGACCGATTTTTGTCCACTATGACCCCAGCAAGAAAAAGCGGCCCAATCAGGTGCTTCTTCATGAATCCTTGAAGCTGGACCATCAGCCGTGCCTTGCTGAAAACTGGCATCTTGAAGTGCCGGACGGCGCTATTTTGGTCATTGATGAAGTGCAGGACGTTTGGCGTCCACGCGGTTCGACCTCCAGGGTTCCTGATGCTGTGCAGGCTCTTGAAACCCATCGGCATGGTGCCGTTGACATTTACATGACCACCCAGGCACCTCGTTTGGTTGATTCCAACGTGCGTGGCCTTGTGAACCGTCACGTCCACATTCGCGATACCGGTTGGCTTGGCCGTCACTGGTACGAGTGGCCGGAATGTAATGAGTCTCTGGCCTGGAAAACCTGCCCTGTCAAAAAGTCCTACAAGCTGCCCAAACGTGCCTTCGATCTTTATCAGTCTGCCACTGAGCACAACAAGTCGATCCGAATGGTCCCGGCTGCACTCTATTGGGCGATCTCTTTCGTGGTGTTTGCCCTGGTGGCTGGCGTCATGGCATATCGAACTTTTTCCAAGCCCATCGAAACACCGGCAGCAGCTGCCGCGCCATCATTACCCGGTAATGTGGTGGCGAACGAATCACCGCCTGATCAAACGGCGGTATACGACTATGCGGCCTTTATCCCGCGCGTATCCAGCAAACCAGAATCTGCACCGGCTTATGATGCTTTGCGAACCGTGGCGGCTATGCCTCTTGTCAGTGGTGGCGCGTGCATGGGCCAAAAATGCAAGTGCTACACACAACAGGGTACCGATGCTGGCTTATCGTTTCGTGAGTGTCGTCAGTGGATCGACAGCCGCCCGTTCAATCCGTACCTGGACCCCTCGGCCTCCGGTACTGTTTTGGCTGGTATACAGTCTCCCGCCACTTCCTCTCCTGTCGCCGTAGGTGAAAACGTAGCGGATCATGTCGGTTCCGTGATTGGTATCGGACAGTCAACCGTCCAGCGATCAACACTACCAGCACAATCAGCCCCCATCTGACTGCAGGTTCTGACCATGCATAGCTAAAAGCTATTAAAACTGCATGGCATGATGCTTGCTGAGAGCATAAATCGTGCCAATAGCTAAATACTATCATGATTAGTTGCTACAAAAACAATAGCCCTCCAGTCATCATTATGGATTCTGAAACCCCCTCCTCTACTGCCAAACAATGGCTGTTTAGCTGAATCCGGGTAGCGACTAGCGTCAACCCGGATTCGGGGGTATGGGGGTGAGCACCCCCATGGTGGCTCTATGCGTACCGCATTCCGTTGTAAAAAGACATCAAGTCTCCTATCCGGGAACGTACCCAAAACGTTAACAATTTGCACATCGTATCTACTGGCGAACGTGCTGCCTCAATAACGGTCTGCGCGTGGGCTCCAGATATGGCGAGAGCCGCGCCAGTCGCTAGCAATGCTTTTTTTAGGGCTTGCTTCAAAAGCTCTCCTTTCGGCGTCCCCTCATAGGCCGCGATCAGTGCCCGGTTTCCCCAAGCCTCCGCCTCTAACCCGGCTATGTGCGCCATCAGTGCTTGATCTGCTGCCGGGCATGTTTTCCGTCCGTGCCTCCAGTCACTCACGTTGTGTCGTGTGACCTCCAGACGTTGCGCTAATTTGTAGTCGCTCCCTGCTGCTTTGCTGGCACGGTCGATAAGTTGATCTAAATACTCGGGTTTTGTTTGCATGGTTGTTCCTCGTTAGGGTACTATCGGCACGCGTTCCACATTTGGGAACGTTCTTCCAACTGACCAACTCATTTTCTTACAACCTGCCGGAAGGCGCAATTTAGGGCAATCACCATGATCAAAATCGTCATCACTTCTCCAGAAGTCCGCAACATGCAAGGCGTCGGCAAAACCTCCGGCAAACCCTACGACCTCAATTTCCAAACGGCGCACGCCTTCACGGTCGGTTCTGATGGTGTCGTGTCTGAGTTCCCGGACAAATTCGAGATCATGCTCGACAAGGGTCAGGCCCCCTACGCTCGCGGTCATTACACCTTGTCGCCTGCTGCCGTGTTCGTTTCCCGTGACGGCAATTTGGACATTCGCCCTCGCCTCGTGCCCCTCGCTGCCGCTGCCAAATAAGGGGCGGCGTCATGGCAAACCAAGATGTTCAACAAATACAGCACATTGCCCGCTTGGCGGTTTTGGCGATGTGTGCCCGTGGCGTGGCGGCGGTCGAATTTGATTCCTCGCCCGAAATTGCATCGGTTCACGTATCTGTGTGCCGCATTGATGGCGGCATTCAGGAACTGACGGTCGACCTTGAGTACATCAGCGTCGGCGGCCATGTCATTGGGGGAATTTCACTATGAGTCGCAACGCTCAAACCATTGCGGACCTTCGCTATATGTCCGAAAACTGCCTTCCTGAAAACAAGCCGTTGGCGCTTGAGTGTCTTCGGCTGTTCTGCTCGTCCATCATCGAACGGGCGTGCTTGTGAATCCGTCCTTTGAGGTCACCATGCCACCTTCGATCTGGCCTCATCTGCCGGTCGAATCCCGTGTTCGCCGGTATGACTCCGAATGGGTCTTTCTCGCCGTTGTCGAGTCGTTCTCTAAATCCGGGTTCGGCGTGGACTGGTCATCGGCTGATGCCTGCGCCATCGTTGACAAGGTTCCCGCATGAACACGACGACGCACGGCGACACGACAAGCCGCGTAGCGGCTGGCGTGGCGGTGGGCGGCGGCGTGGGGCTTGTCCCATCTAAAACAAGTGGTAACTTGTCATCAAATCCCCTGATTTCTTTTGCACCGAGCATCGTTGCAGAGCGGCGCGTCAAGCGTCTTAAAAAGGCAGTGTGGGCCTCCGGTCACCTCCATGGCCTCGCTGAAAAGGGCCATAGACCAGCGCAATGCTGGTTTGTCACACTGACCTACCGGCCCGGCGTGGAATGGGCGAAAAACCACATTTCCGAGGCTATACGTGCCTTCCGTACATGGTGCAAGCGGGTAGGTGTCCCCTGTCGCTACACGTGGGTTGCTGAACTACAACAACGTGGCGCGGTGCATTACCACCTGCTGGCATGGCTCCCCCAAGGTCGTCGGATGCCCCAATGGGACCGGACCTATGGTCGCCGCTCCAGCTTCTGGCCGCATGGCATGTCCAACACGCAAAAAGCACTCTCCGGTGTTGGCTACCTCATGAAATATTTATCCAAACTCGGCGAACTGACCCGTTTTCCCAAGGGTCTTCGCCTCTACGGTATCGGGGGTCTCAATGAACAAGGTCGATCAGTCCGCCAGTGGCTTAACTTGCCCGAATGGGTCAAGCTCTCTCACGGTGTCGCAGAAGTCAAACGCTTCAAGGGTCGTCTGCTGGTGCGCGCTACAGGCGAAATTCTCCAACCCGCTTACGAGTTGCTCAAAGTGCCCGGAGGTCGAATCCTGCGCGCCCTTCGTGAACTACCAACGCGCTTCCATGACGGTGCCTATTCCAGCGTGACATTCGCATGAATCCATTCATCGCCCTTCTCTGCCTTTTTGCCGGTCTTGGCTACTTCGCCTTGATCGCCCTCCTCCGCGTCCGCGACTTTCGCGCTCGCTTCGTGAATCTGCCCGTATCGGGCGATACCTCGCCGGGTGGGTTTTCAGCCGGTGTTTTTGAAAGTTCTCTACTATGAAAAAAATCGTTTTGGGTTCTGGCCTTCTGGCCGCTGGTGTTTCCTCTTTTGCTGCTGTGCCTGAAGCCATCACCACGGCGATCAGCACCATGCAAACTGATGGCGTGACTGTTGCAACCTCGTTTGTGGTCGCTGCCATCGCTGTCGCCGCCATCAAGTTCCTGCGTTCGGCCAAGTAATCATGGCTGGCTACCAATTTCGCGACAACTGCTACCCGGATGCTTTGGCCGCAGTCAAGGCTATGGCGGCGTCTGAGGTCGGCGGTATGCGCCAAATTGGTACCGCCACATACGTGGTGGATTCGACCGGACAGACGGCCAATTCCATCACGTATGTCCTCCGCAACGTTTCCAGTACGGCTGTTTTGACCACCACCGAGACAGTTACCCCTATCCCCTGCGGCCTGCTCGATTGGGAGGACGGCTTAACCCTTGGATGGGCTGTTGCTGCCGCCTGGATCGCTACTGCTGTCGTCCTGTTTCTCAGAAAGGCGGTGCACGAATGACACCCGCATTTATGGCCGTGTTTATCGGCGTGATTGGAATGGCATGGCTTATCGTAAATTCCTGATCCTGCCCTTCTTTTTTGCCTGCTCGTCCGCGTTCGCTGGATATGCTCAACTTTCCCCGCCCCCTGGCTGGTCGGGTGGCTCTCAAGCCATGTTTCAAGGTGCAAAAGAATCGATTGTCAGAGGTGCCTCAAATGCGCCTTCTTTTTTCTCTAGTGGCACTATCAATGCTGCTGGTCGGTCGATAACAGTCCCTGCTTCCATGCGTATGGCATCGAATGGCGGTCGTTTTCTGGCCGCGCAAGCCTTTGGAAATCCTTACATTTGGGCCGCTGTTGCGGTTGGTTCTGCTGCTTATACCTATTTCAAAGATCAGGGGTATGAGTTACGCGATGGGGTCTGGCAAAAACGTGTCAGCGGTGAGTCTTGCGCGTCAAATTGTTACCTTTACAAAGAAGTTTTCACCGATACATATCATGGGAGTATGCAAGG